CTCATCTAAGATATCTGTCAACTTAGACATGAACTGCTTAAAAGTCAGTAAAGTCCCAGAACGATAGTCACGACGTGCTTTCTGGACACCACTCTCAAAAGATTCATTTTTGTTCTTATGCTTCCAAGCAGTAGCATAAGCGATACCTTCTTTATCTTTCGGATAGTTTTTCTTTATGTGCTTGACCATCCTCTCGTACTTTTTTCCAGGTGGTGCCACCTCCTTCACCAAATCAGGGTGACGTGCGTACAAAGGACCTTGGTAGTTGCCAGCGAATACAGATTCATTGGTTGGTTTGGTGGTCATCCCTTTTTGACCATCAGGAATAGAAGGCATAACCTCTACGTTTCCGTTTTTCTTTTTAGATTTTACCTTCTTTTCCTTTTTATCGCAACCACACTCTTCGCGAAATTGCTTGAATGATTTCATTTCTTTTTCTTCATTGCAAGGATCTTACCAACCTTCTTGCGACGAGCAATTAGGTACTTGTCAGACTCATCATGATCACCATCATTGTCAATGTCCTTATCTTCCTTACCAACTGGATCTAGTTTTTTCTTCTCAGATAGTTCTTCACCTTCGTGAGTTACTTCGTCACCTGCCTTGACACAGTTGTCAACTGTCTTACCACCCTTCTTCTTAGTACCAGCAAGTTTGTATCCTTTCCAACATGCCTTGCCGTCTAGACCTTTCTTCTTCTCTAGGATGTATGTTTCGCCATCAACTTCAAACTCTTCACGCTCTAGAACTTCTTCGTTAGCAGCGAGTTGTGCTTTAGCAGATGGTTTCTTTGCTTCTTTCTTTTTGATAGAAGTCTGCTCAATCTCAGCACCATTAGACTGTGGATCCATTCCGTCAAAAGGAGCTTCGGATAGATGCAAGTCAGGCATCTGTGTGTTCTGGAAGCAATCGCCACCCATCCACTTGCCATAGGATTCCATCAAACCAGACGAAAACTCGTCCTCATGCTTTACTTTATTAATTGGATCTGGTTTCTTCATCGTTCAAAAGGGAAGTTCTTCTCGTATTATTTATAGATCTAATGTTCTTTATCCACTCACGTAACATATTTCCATCATCAGTAATCATGATAACGTAATTAACACCTGCTCTGTGGATGTATCCTTTGTCTCCAGTGCGAGCAGACATGACAGCATCACCTTCTTTAAAGATTTCATCGTAACGTTGCTGTTGACGCAGTGCTTCTTCTCGTAATTTTTTAAAATCCTTCATTTATAATTATCTGGTAGTGCCGCTTTAATCTCATTCATTAGAGCACGACAATCACGGTCATTCAATGTTCTAGGAATACCTTTCCTGAAAGCTTCAAAGTTGCTAGCAAATGCTGCACGTCTCATCTTCGTTCCAGAAATGGCAAAGGTATCACCATCAGCGTCTCTACTTCCAGAGGATTGAATATCAATCTTTCTGAATGAAAACTCAGTTCCGTTGTATTTATGGAGGAACTGCATGGCAGCAACCCTGTCAGAACCTACAAGAAATACCACTTCATTATAACCTGCCATCATTAAATCTTGCAAGATTGCTACAGGTTGTTTAGGACCAGAAAAGATTTTACCTTTATGTTCTGGAAACATCTTTTCCATATAAAATTTCTTACGATCAGGTGGCAATGGATTACTACCTTTCTTGTCTACAGTCTGTGAGATGTAGATGCGATAGTCATGCTGACCAGCAGCACGTTTTACACCAGCAAAGTTATCTTTGTGTCCTGTAGTTGGTGGTTGAAACCTACCAAAAGTAAAGTAGCAAGTATTACAATCTAACGCCATTGCTTCTGAAGAGTGAAGTTATTGTATGCAAACTCAAGACGGTTAACAAACTTGATCATGCTTCCATCTTTATGCAGAACATATCCTTCAGGAGTTGTGATCTTATATCCTTTGTCTGTCTGGACAAATGTCCTGAATTCTTCTAGATGATCTAGTTTATCTATAACCATTTGCTTCACTGCTTGTAGTTCTTTGTACAGTGCAAGCATTGCTTTGAACTTATAGACATTATCTACAACGTAGTTTTGACTTCCATAAACTAAATTACACTTCTTTGTTCTATTAGCAACTGTCTTGATCTTTGCAAGTTCTTTATCCATCTTCGCACCATAGAAGTTGAGCATGTCATACATTGCTTCATCTATGTTTCCAATATTGCGAGCGTTCTTAATCTCATTGTTAAAGAACTGCTTTAGATATGATGCAATATGAAACTTAGCATCACCAGTAGTTCCTGTTTTAGTAACCAACTCATCCAGGAAATCACCACAGATCTGACACATACGTTCTATCTTAGAGATGTGCCTATCAAATGCACTCATCTCTGCGCGAGAGAAACCAACACGGTGCATTGGTGTATCATTTTCAACTACAAGAGCTTCATCAGATCCTTTTACCTTGGCACCTGCTCTTGCTTGCATCTCAGCAATTACATCACCAGTGTAATGTGTATGAAATACCACACCAATCTTCGCTTTACCTGCTTTCTTTCCGATTGGATGGTCAACGGGTATACCGTAAGTAATCGTATTTGGTCTGAAGGTATACAGTTGTTCTCCATTAATAGTCTCTCTTCTAATATCAGATGTAAACAAAAGGTCTCCCTGAACTACACCTTCTATACCAAGTTGTGAAAAATATCTTAGAGAGAACTTGAGTTTTTCTGCTAGGTCTCCTTCATACCACCCATTGATCTGTTCTTCACTATAACAAAGTTTAGGATCAGTCTTATTGAATACAGATTTAGTGCCAACAAAAAACATCCCTGTCTGAGGATCTGTGCCGCAAATAACTGATGGAGCACCATCCCATTTTGTTTGCATGAAACCAGCACTCTCCTGATGTCCAAGCATCTTACGAAGTTCTTTCAAGAAAGACACAGCAGCTTTGCAACCCTCAACTCCATAGTTGAGCATCTCATCTTCCAGGTGTTCTAAGTGCTTGAGTTGTTTAATGTTTGCCATTACTTCTTGTAGTAATCTCCATTGGTGTGGGTAGGATAGACACCACCCTGCTTGTTCCTGATGTTGAACTTAAACTCGTACAACTCAGTTTCAAAGAGCATGTCAATACGCTTGCCTTTACCGCCAGCACCACCGTAGTTGATCTCTACAGAATTTCCAACCAGTTTAGCAGCTTTGTTCATGTAGTCTTGATCAATTTCATAAAACTTCAAATCGGTTCCAGTGTAATGGCACATCCAATAACCATACCCAACACCACTCTTGATCAGGTTCTGCAACGCCTGTTTGCCAGATGCAGATAAGGTTCTATTTTCAATATGTGTTTCTACTGTAGGACCACTAGTAGTGCCATAGTTAGCGAACACATCTAGAAACTTCTGACTATCTATACCAAACATATCTAGATATTTTTGACCGTCATCAGGGATCTCACCGTTCTTTAGTTTCCCCTCTGGGAACAATGCTAACTTATCTTTACCACTACTACGAACACCACAGTTAAAGAAAGATAGAGTGCTGCCAAATTTGACTGACAAGTATACTGGTTTTCCACCAATCTTCAATGTAATATCTGTAAGAGTTGAACCAATATTATTTGTGGTTGCACCACCTGCAGAGATAATAATATTGTTTGCTTTCTTTACTAGAGGACGTTTTTGATTTTTACCACCCTCACCAATTGCTTCAGTTGGTGCTTCACCATATGCTTTAGTAAGTTCACCAACAATTTGTTCTACATGTGCTTGATACTTTTTGACTGGTTGACCAGCACAGTAATCGATTAGCGCCTGGGTAAGATCATCCTCATACTGATTACCCATGTTGACTTTCTTGCCACCCTTCTGTTGACCACCAAACTCATGTGTCTTTGTGAAGTCATTAAGATCTAGGTATATGTCTGTACTTGATATTCTTCTTGGTACATTTTTACCAGCAGGGAAGTTACAAGTAAATTCAATATTGTTTTGTCCACGAAGACCTTGCCTGCACACCATGTCAAATAACATCTTCGCAGAATTTTCTTTACTAGCATTCCCTTTGATGGAAGCGAAGTCTTGAAATTTTGATGTTACATATTTTTTAGCAGCATTTTTTGTGGTAGTAGTAAAACCTGCTACTTCTACAATACCAATGTCTGTTGCAAAACGGTTCTCCTTTCCATTGCGACCCATTGCTTTATCAAAGAAGGTATCCATACGATCAAGATACCTTGCATTGTTCCTGAAAAAGTCTCCTGCTTTCATATGAAAAAACCTCCCGTCTAAGTATTTAGAGGGAGGTTGTATTTATACTTCGTATTTTGCCCAGAGTTTACGGATGTTTTGAGTGATTGGCATACCGCTTGAGTAAGTTTCAAGTAGTTCTCCTTCTTCATCGATAATAATAAGGACTGGTGTAGCAGTGATATTATATTTTTTGGCGATAGCAAGGTTCTCTTCTGGGATTGGTTCATCACTGAAATCTTCGAGTTGAACTTCTTCGATGAGTTTTGTTCGCTCATCTTTTAGTGCTCTAAAATATCGCTTAACCAAACCACAAGGACCACAACTATCCTTAGTGAATAAGATAAATCTAGTCTTCATTTTTAGGTGCTTGTGAAGGGATAACAGGATCGCGTGATCTGTTTTTGATTACAATGAACGCATCCTTATTATACTTGCGGGTGCCTTTGACTGGTGCCCATTTTGTACCATCTCCATCAATCATATAGACAGAGGTGCCACCAATCTCAATGTGAATATCATCGTTTGGTTGCCATCCAAGTACCTCAATAGTTTCCCAGAGATCTTCTTGAGTAAATTTCATTAGGGGTGATCAGAAAAATGTTTATTAAGGACTTCAAGACGTTCTTCTTCATGTGCAATGATATCAAGTTGTTCTTGAATTGCACCGAGAACATCAGGGTGTT